ATTTATTCTTACATGCAATTTTAAGAATAGAATAATTGAACCACTTCATTCAAGATGTGGTGTTTATGAATTCAATACATCTAAGAAATCTATGATTGAATTGTGTGAATCATTCATGGATAGGTGTAAGACAATATTAGATAATGAACAAGTTGAATATGATGCTAAACCAGTTGCAGAACTAATAATGAAGTTTGCACCAGATTGGCGTAGAGTATTAAATGAATTACAAAGATACTCTATCAATGGAAAGATCGACTCTGGTATTATTAACAATTTACAAGACAAAAACTTTGATGATTTATTCTCTCATTTAAAAAATAAAAATTTCAAAAGTATGCGTTCCTGGGTTGTAAACAATATAGATACTGATGCAAGCGCTATTTTTAGAGCTATTTACGATAGGATGTCAGATAAAGTTGCACCGCAATCAATACCACAGCTCGTACTTTTGCTTGCAGACTATCAATATAAAAATGCATTTGTAGCTGATCACGAACTTAATGTAGTAGCATGTTTAACGGAGGTAATGTCAGATGTCCAGTTCAATTAAATTAACTTTGTATACTCAAGATGATTGTCACTATTGTAAAGTTTTAAAGAAAAAACTTTCAGATTGGAATTATGATTATAGAGAAGTCAATGTGAGTTATGACTTATTCGCTAAAGATTTTTTAAAAAGTGAAGGACATAGAACAGTTCCTCAGCTCTACTGGAATAATATACATTTGAATAAATTTCCAACTCTAGATCTCACTAAAAGACACATTGAAAATGAAATCGATTATGAAAATTATGTTGGCGGTGTTGAAAATTGGGAAATACTAAGAACAGCATAAAAACACTATGGCATTATTGGTGTAAGGCTATGGGTAGTCATGCATACGATAATAATAAGAAAGATGATTACGTTCATAATTCTATTAGATCGTTGTGGGTGTTACTTCATATAGTTACATGTTTTGCAATCATACTAAACGCTATAGCAAATCATGGCTGGGGTTTAATAGGATTATGATATTAGAAGTATTATCAATAGCAGTTTCTCTCGGCGTAATGTACATTGTATGGCATAGCTTATACACACGTTATAAAGAAAAAGAGTGGAGACGTAACAATCCAGATGAATATGAATGGTTAGAACGACCTGTGAAAAAGGACAAAGGATTATGAATCCATTTGAATATTGTAATGCAATAAATTACACTAAGAAAAATATTATGATAGATGATATCACAGAGAAAGCATATTCATCTTACATGGTAAATCGTCAGTTATCATACTTTCCAGATACTGTTTTAGCTGCAAATGAAATGAATCGCAATCACCACCTCGACAATCGTTTACAATTCGATTTTTTTATAAATATAATTAGAAAACGTAAAAGGTTTTCTAAATGGTTCAAACCTGAACAAATTAGTGATTTGGATGTAGTTAAACAGTATTATGGCTATAGTAATGAAAAAGCCCGCCAAGTTTTAACAATCCTATCCACTGATAATATAAAAGAATTGAAAAATAAGGTGGCTAAAGGTGGAAGAAAATAAAATTGTAGAATGGAACCCAGCGAATATGCTTGAGGTAACATTGAATGAGCCGGACGATTTCCTTAAAATCAGAGAAACTCTTACTAGAATAGGAGTTGCATCTCGTAAAGACAATAAACTTTATCAATCTTGTCACATCTTACATAAACAGGGTCGGTACTTCATTGTACATTTTAAAGAACTCTTTTTATTAGATGGAAAGAAATCAAACTTAGAAGAAAATGATGTTGCTCGTAGAAATACTATAGCTACATTAATGAGTGATTGGGGTCTATTAACTGTAGAAAACAAAGAACAACTACAGCCTATAGCACCATTAAGACAAATAAAGATTATTTCTTTCAAAGATAAAGATCAATGGGAATTGTGTCCGAAATATAATATTGGTAATGGAACAAAGTAAAATTAAAGAAGCTTATAGAATGTTCTTCTTTATTAAAGGACATCTTAATTGTAGCGAAAAAACAGCACTTGATTGTTATGATAATTATTTTAAGCGCTGTTGGTATAATCAAGAGATGTGGATAAGAGAAGAAGCTTTTGAAAAAGAATATGAAAAAAAATTCAGATGAAGCTATGTACTTTTGAAAAAAAAGTATTATATATATTATAGGATGCCGAATGGTTCGGGTCCGTACAACAACCTTGCTTAATAGGAGGATACTATGAACGGAAACTTTGTTTTCCCAAGAAACGCTTTTTTAGGTTTTGATCACATTTTCGATGCATTGCAGGATATTCATACGCATGCAAACGATGGTTACCCACCACATAATGTTGTTCGAGAAGAAGATAACAAATATGTTATTGAAATGGCTGTAGCCGGCTTCAAGAAAAAAGACATTGAGATTAAGGTGAAGGAACATATCCTTACCATCGAAGGAAATAGAGATAAACGTAGAGAAGCAGATGCTTATGTACACAAAGGAATTAGTGCACGTAAGTTTAACAAATCGTTCAGACTGTCGGAATATACCGAAGTGACTGGTGCCGATCTCACGGATGGAATACTAACTGTCAATCTTGAAGTTGTTCTACCAAAAGAAAAGCAGCCTCGTACAATTAACATAACGTAAATTAAACGAGGAGTCAATAATGACAACTATGGAAATCACTGCATATGCATGCAGTTTTTGTGACGCGGTGTCGTCTTTCTTTAAAAAATCATTTAGGAAAATTCAATTCGGATTGCAAATGTCTGCTAATAAAAGAGTTGCACAAGAATTGTGTTCTTTAGGTTTTTATCAGGATAAAGAATTTAAACAAATTCTACAAAATATGAATGATAGAGCTGTAGAAGAATATTACGGTAAAAAGTAATGTGGCCCTACACTGAAGAAGAAAACGACTACTTATCTTAAAAAACAAATGCTAACTAATAAGGAAAGTAATAAAAAGATGAAAACTTTAATCTTAGCTGGCGTAATTAGCGTCATGACTTCTGTTGTTTTTGCAGAGGTAAATAAGCCTGCTTCAACATTCGCACCTTACTTTGGTGTTGAGCGTGAAACTGAGGCAAAAATCAATAACACTTTTATTGGAACCACTACAAAATTTGGTGACTTAAGTGTTACTGGTCAAATTAACTGGAACAGTACAACAAATGATCTCAATATGAATCACGAAGGTGCTGATCTAGATATTTCTTATGGTATAGCTGACACTGTTAGTTTATACTTAAAGAATGATTTCGACAATGATTTTGTACGCACAGAATCAACTGTTGGTGCTAAGATTACTTTCTAATTAAGTGTTAAAGCATAAAGAGGCGGGCTAGTTCCCGCCTTTTTTATTATAAATAGTAATTTATAGGAGGATGCAAGATGAATATAGATCAATTAAGAAAAGAACTTGAAGTTGATGAAGGAGTAAAGTATGAAATATATAATGACCATCTCGGCTATCCTACTTTTGGGATTGGCCATCTGGTTCTCGATACTGATCCAGAATATGGAGAAGAGATTGGAACACCTGTCTCAGAAGATAGAGTCGCAGAGGCTTTTGATAAAGACGTTGAAATCGTCATCGATGACTGCGAGCGATTATATCCTGACTTTGATGAACTCCCAGAAGAGTGCAAACTAATTATTGCAAACATGATGTTTAATATGGGTAGACCAAGACTTAGTAAGTTCAAAGGAATGAAAGCAGGTGTAGATTCTCAAGACTGGAATAAAGCCGCGGATGAAATGATTGATTCTGCATGGTATAGACAAGTTCCTAATAGAGCGGGTAGACTTGTTAAAAGAATGAGAGCATTAGCTGAATGACAGATCTAGATTTTGATTTTGGTTTTACTGCAGTAGACGAGAACGAGCTTGAAGCTGTACAAAAAGCAGCAACACAAGCAGAAACTCTTGGTGCATCTGCGCTTAATACTCAAGAAAAAATAGATAAACTATATAATGCAATCATTCCATTATTAACAAATTTAAAAAAGAATCCAGAGAAAGAGTACATTCTCTGGCCAAATCGATTAGAAAAAGTAGAACAATTCGAGGATTACATTCAACAAATTTATCGAAATTAATCCTTTACTTTTACGTAAACTTATGGTATAATAACTATAATGAAAAATTTTAAAACATTTCTATTAGAAGCCGAAGGAAAGGGATTGACAATCTTTGATATCGACGAAACTATGTTTATAACTAAAGCAAAAGTAAAGGTGGTTAAAGATGGTAAAATTGTTAAGAAACTTAATAACCAAGAATTTAACACTTATAAGAAAAAACCTGGTGAAGAGTATGACTTCGGCGAATTCAAAAACGCCGAAGTATTTAACAGGACGTCAACACCAATCGCGAGAATGATTAATAAA